GGACAATGTTCGTACATGGTACAACCGGAGCAATCTGCTTACCGTTACGATACGGCGTCTTTCCATACAATATCTCATATGAAAATAAAAAATATAAAACCTGACAAATTGTCCAAGATAATAAGGCTTGTAAACCTTATTGAACCTTTCATAAAGAGTGTTATCTCGTTATTGAGGTTAGGAAATGTTGTGGTTCGATATGATCCAGATTCGTTTAAGAAATTTTCACGGTACCTTTTGAAGGAGTTATCCAACAAGGGTGCCCGAGAAACTGTTAAACTTTATAAAGAATATCATAGAGTAGGAACCTGCGTTGTCCTCGAGATTGACTTCGAGCCTGTTCCACGAAGAAGAATGATAAAGGGGACTAAGATCCCAAGGGATCTTAGACCACTCCTTGTTCTTTTGACTGGGACAGTCTTCGAGAAGCGAATCGGGATGACCATCCTAAATCTGTACAAGTTACTAAGACTCGCGCCTAGTGATGATCTTTCGACCATCATTGAGGGGGGAGCCCCGGTAACCACAGAGTTGATAGATAGTTTCACAACCTTTCTCAAAAGATGTCCGAACTTCATGGTTAGAAGCACGAAACCAAATCAGGATTCACAACGTGAGTTCCTTGGATACATAACTTCTGCAAATGGACCAAACGGACCTATGTTGAGAACGTCTCACAGAGATGCTATCGCCCTATATCACGATAAGCCTCTTCTTGAATCTGTACTCTCATTGTTAGAGATAACTGGGGGATCAATTCACAAGGATCTCATATCGATGATTGCTGCAATAGAGAAAATGAAAGATAAGCCCTTACCTCACTCCATCCATTCGAAAGTTTCACAACTTTCAGAAGGGGGGGGGAAGACAAGGAATATCGCTATCATTGACTACTATTCGCAGACATCATTGAAATGGATCCATGATGTATTGATGTCCAGACTGAAAGATATACGTTGTGATGCAACTTACTCTCAAGAAGATGGATTTGCCCTTGTAAGGAGCAAAGCCAAAGTCTCGGAGTATTGTGCGTCACTAGATCTATCTTCAGCCACTGACACGTTTCCTATAGTATTACAAATTCTTGTGATAAACAAGATATTTGGAGATAAAGTAGGTAAACTGTGGTCGGAGGTTATCTCTCTACGACGAAAGTTCCATTTAAAAGATAGAATCTTCTCGTGGGGTAGGGGACAGCCTCTGGGAGCGTTGTCATCATGGGCTTCGTTTGCATTGACGCACCATCTTTTTATTAGATGGTGTGCCAATGATCCATATTACAGTAATTACGTAATCCTGGGAGACGACGTGGCTATAATGGATGAGCAGGTCGCTACGGTGTACCGTGATCGCATGGCAAAGTGTGGAGTTCAAGTAAACATGTCCAAAGGTTTTATCTCAAAAGGAACAAAGATCTATGGGGAATTCGCTAAACGAATCTTCTTAAATGAAGATGAGCTTAGTGGAATACCAATAGACTTAATTGTCTCTTGCAGAAAGACCCTGTACATGATACCTGACTTCCTAAACTTTATCACGCGACGTTGGAACATTGTACTTCCTGGTTCAGAACTTTATGCCCCGGAGTGTTTCTCTTTCCTTTCACAGAAAGGGAAACGTCTTCTTTCGATTGTGCTCGTGTTCAGGTCCACTATAGAGGCCAAGATAAATCTTGGGTTTCCATGGTGTGCCTTAAATAGTGAGGATACATTGTTAACAACAATGACCGTTCACTATTTCCGAGCATTCGAAGAAAGAATCTCCACATTTATGGACGAGGGTTCAATGCTTCGCAGTAAGTTTATTACTGAGAATATCATTAAACCAATATCCAAAAATGAGGGTAACCACGTTTCTGATATGGTATTAGCGCATCTCCAAACAAGTTCTCATCCCATGGCCTTATTAGCCTTAAAGATGGGTATGCTTTTGACAAAGGCCGAAGCCAATATCAACGCCTCGTATGAGAATCTTGATAATTTCATAACAGAATTCTTGCCGGATGTCCATCTTCGTTCATACTTCTACGATCGTAAGACCGTTAGAAATGTGACACTTGGAAAGACAGCCTTGAAGATCTATTACGATTCCATCAAAGAGCTCAACGTGACCAAACCTCTTCAAAATTAACAAGGACAGGGGGGAAATCCTGTCTGAAAGATAACACTATTGACCGCTTTCGCGG